CGGGCTCTTCCACAGGTTCGTGCTGATCTGCTCCGTCGTCTCCATCGTCAGCACCAGCTCCTGCCGGTAGCATTGCTTCACCAGCCCGCGAAACTCCGGGCTCTTCAGGATCTTCCCGACCATCCGCATCATTTCCGCCACATCGTCGTCCGTCTTTCGTAAAAAAATAATATTCCGTTTCGGATACAGAATCATAATAATCGCAATCGCCACCGCCAGGCAGCTGCTCTTGTAGCTTCCCCGGTGTGCCTGCAGGGTATAATCCCCGTTTCCCATCACGATCTCCCGGATCCACTCCCCATGCATCGGCGTCAGATCCTCAAACCCCACCTTCCATCCCAACCCCTCCGGATGCTGAATTAATTCCTTAACCACCGCTTTATTCAAAACGTTTCTCATGTGCAAAAAGCTTTCGCTGTCGCGTGAAACGGCGGGGACGGTCTTTTTCGTTTCAGCGCTAGCTGAAGGGAAAAGGACCGTCCCCATCCGTTTCATCCTTCGCAATCATCCTCATCTCTCGCATCCGTCTCCGTTAGCTTCGGAACCATCCCTTCCTCCTCCTGTATCTCCCGTACAATCTCCATCAGCATCGCCTCTGCCTCCTCAAAGCTGGCATCATCCTCCGTACTTACCTTCACCGGCGTCTCCGGCTTCCCCAGCGCCCGGTCCAGCACCATCGCAATCAGCTGTACCTGCGCGGTAATCGGTGTGTTCGGGTTCTTGATCATATCCTCAATCCGGTCAATCACCATCGGACAGATCTCCAGAAATATCACCCGCAGCTTCTCCGGACTTTGCTGATCCATTTCTTTTTCTTCCATGTGCAATTCCCCCTTTCCATAAAGCGAACTCAACGAGTGGGAAAAAAAACGAGTGGGAAATCATCTTTTCCGGCTGAAAAACCGGCTCAGCGCGCCCTTAAACTGGCTCATCAGCAGCTCCACGTCGCTGTATGTCATCCCGGTGATGATTTCTTCTCCGTCCTTGTTCGTGCTTCGTTTCGGTTCCGGAATCGTCTGCAGGAATTCAGCGTATTCCTCTTCTTTCATCATCTCAGTCAGCGGACCCAGCACCCTGTTCAGCCGCTTCACCTTATCCTCATTCATCACGGTATCCTGTTTCCGCCGGCTCATGGGCTGAAATTCAAAATACAGATGATCGAAAAAATCCTTCAGCATATATCCCCGGTCCCGCTTCGCTGTATATTCCTCAATCAGCTCCTTCTCGTCCTCATTCATTTTCCTTTCCTCCTCCGGAAAGTATTGCAGATAATTCTCATTCGGCAGCATCATCTCCGGTATTCCCGGAACCTGTACCCCGATTTCGCATCGTTCCACCCTCGTATATTTCCGTGTCGGATCCCAGATCCGCTTTGTCTCATACTGCACATAAGTACGCTTCCCCTTTGTCCGGAAAGTAATCCCCTTCCTTCGGGGAATGATCACCGGCGTCTGAAGAAACACTTACTCGACCTCCGGCAGCCCTGTCAGCGCCAGCAGCATCGCCGTCACAGCCCCAAAGGCCCCCGCGCTCAGCACCCCAATCCAGTTCACATCTCCCAGCACCGTTGCACTGGTCCCGATATAAGCCAGTGCCGCCTCTGCGAAAGTCCGCACAGCCCGAATTCCAGCCGCCTTCAACCAGTTCATCCAGTACATCTTCATTCCAATACCTCCTTGATCCTCTGTCAAGATTTCGGACAGAATAAAGTGAGAAATTTCCGCGTTAGCTGAGGTGATGGGTGTTGTTACGCTGGGCTCCGCCCAGACCCGAGGTTTATCGCTTTAACTCTGGGGGCTTAAACCACCGGCATCATTTTTCCCAGCAAAAAGGAGCGATGCCGTATGGAATCGCCCCCGTCGACCAGCTGGCGCTCGAGTCGGTCCTCACCGGAGCTCTATCCTCCAAACTGGTAACGAGATCATATCATGAAGGGGGCGGTCGTTTCAACATCAGGCTGCGTTGCATACCTTCTGGTAGAGGCGTTCAAACTGATCTGGGGACATATAGTTGCAGTGGCTGTGAATCCGGACGGTATTGTAGAAAGCTTCAATGTATTCGAAGACCAGCCGGTGTGCCTGCTCATGGGTTTCAATCCGGAAACGATTCAGCCATTCCCGCTTAATCAAGGAGTGGAAGGATTCGATGCAGGCATTATCATAGGGATAACCCTTGTGGCTGTAGCTAAGCTGGAACTTCTCCGTGGCTTCTCTGTAAGCCTGTGAAACGTATTGCACACCCCGGTCTGAATGAAGTACCAACGGTTGGTCGGTCTTCCGGCGGGCTTTGGCCAGATTGATTGCTTCTACTACATACTTGGCTTCCAGGGTCGGAGCGAGGACCCAGGCAATGATCTTCCGGGAGTAAAGGTCCATGATGCTGGTCAGGTAGGCAAATCCCTCATGGGTGTAGATGTAGGTAATATCGGTGCACCATACGGCGTTTGGCCTGTCGGGGTTAAACTGCTCGTCCAGGATATTGTGCAGCTCCTTGCTGAAGTCGGAATCAATGGTAGTAGCAATCCATGGTTTAACCCACTGGGCCCGGATTCCCATTTCCCGCATGTAGGTCCCGACTGTGCGCTCGGAGATCCGCTCTCCTTCCTTCTGGAGCTCCCGGGTAATCTTTGGAGCACCATAATTCTGGTGAGAGCCGTCGTAGATCTCCCGGATCCGCTCCTTGACTCGTTCCTTTCGGAGCTCGGCTTCCGAGGGCCTGTGCTTAAGGAAGGCCTGGTAGCCGGATCGCGAGACGCCAAGGAAATCCAGCATTCCGGTGAGGGAGACCCGGCGTCCCACGGCTTTGGCGGCCTCCATCTTGGCAGCGACTTCGATGTATGTGGCTGTCGTCAGTCGCTTCCCAGAATGCTGATGGCTTTTTTTAGCACATCGAGCGCGTCCTCAGCGTCGCGCAGCTTGCGCTTCAGTCGGGCGATTTCCTTCGCCTCGTCAGAGGAATAATTGCCGGATCCTCTGGTAGGAACAGTACCTTCATTATCATTGTACTGCTTCTTCCAGCGGGACAGTGTGCTGAGGCCAATACCCAGGTTCTTGGCACACTCTTCGTTGGTGAGGTCAGGATGCTCCAGGACATACTTGACGGCATCTTGTTTGAACTGTTGGCTGTGCTGCTTGGTTTGTCTTGGCATGGTGAGTTCCTCCTTGTCGGATATAGTATAGCGCATATCCAACGGAATCTCTCACTTTATTCTGGACGATTTTTATTCTAGCACCATTCTTTACAGAATGTTGCGTTCTGTCAGAACCAATTCTATATTCTTCAATCCATCCGCCACATTCGAAACCCGCACATTCGGCAGCGCCACAAAAGTATCGCCCGTGCCGATCGCAAAAGCGTTATCACTCTTCCGAACCGAAACTGCGGCTCCCAGAGCAGTCGTCCCGGTAATCACCTTCGCGACGATATGCCCCCGTACCAGCACGTCCACCATCTCATTGGCCGCGTATTTCCCCTCATTGCTGCCGTAGGTATCCGGCGTCTTGCTGGGCAGCCGCACAGTCACGCCCACAAAGTCCGCCCCCGTGTGCGTGTTCCCGTCAAAGGGCACCACCCCGGTATTCGTTTCATCCAGCGCCACCGGCACCCCGAAAGCAATATCATTCCCGCTCTTGTTCGCCAGCGCCACCACGACGTCATCCCTGTTCCGGGCAATACTCCCGGCCCATCCATTGGTAAAAGAACTCAAAACCTTTCCCATGATTATTTATCCTCCTGTTTTAGCAATTACACCGAAGGGGCGTAACTCTCCGGTGGAGAGTTACGTTCGGTTCGATCGGAAAGCCCCCCCTGATCACACCCTCCTGTTGGCATTACGCTCTTTCATGATCTTTTCACCCAGAGCCCGGCCGCTGTGATCCCGGGCAACAGCATCCCTCAGAGCGGCATACGCATTTTTCCCCTTATTTTTCCGCGCCAGGCTCCGCATTTTCTCCGATACACTGGCATTGAAAGCGGTCCTCTCATCCTGACTCATCTTTCGGATCTGTGGTGTAAACGTAGACAGCGCTGCCCGCAGTAAGTCAGTCGCCTGCTCGCTCACCTTTTCCTCCGGATCCTCATCCGCCTCTTCCTCCGGCTCCAGAATCGTGGACAGAATCTCCTCCGGCCCCGCCTCCTCCGGCTCCGCCGTCCCTTCCAGAATCTCCTGGATCATTTCCTCGATAGGATCGTCATCCGTCAGCGGATCCTCACTCACCGGCCCCATTCCCATGGCTTCCGCCACCGTCTGAGCCACTGCTTCCGCAGTCGCTTCCACCGTCTCAGCTACCGTCTCAGCCGCCTCCGCCGCCGCGACACCCACAGA